TTTTATAATTGTTGGTGTACCCATATTAACTTCCTAAGTTTGTTGTGTTCAATGCTAAAAAACCACTTGGAACTGTGTTGTTAAAACCAGTACCACTACCAACAGATTTATCTGCACCAAAAAATGCGTGTACAACAGCAGTACCAAGTGAAGTTGAAGAAGATGTCCAGTGCATGTTTGCTCTGTAACTTTTTAACTGTAAATCTGATAAAGATGGGTTAGAACCTGTTGCAGGATTACCACTATTGTAATAAGTTCCGTTTTTACCAATCCATAAATTAGCACCCTCTCTTGCAAAATTAATAACATCACCTGCTGATATACTTCCTCCAACATTATAAATGCTATTACCCATGCCTGAAAGTTGACAAGAGTTTCCTGCATTACCTAAAACAAGATAAATTTCAGGGTCAGTTGCTGAATCAGTTAAATTAACTCCTGCATATGTTGTTTGAACCATTGCTGCATTAAAATCATCTCTCATAAGTCCTATTCTCATTGACTGATAATAAAGTATTTGATTAGAGTCAGAAACAAACTTTATTTCAAAATACCATTTACCTGTAGGTGGCATTGAAAGAGTAGAAAATAAATGATTAGTATAATTTCCTCCAACCCATGAAATATCTAAATTACCATTACTTGCAGTCCAATTAGGGGTGGTATTAGTATCAAGAAGATTCATCACTGCATAATTATTTGTAGGTGTATCTGCCATTTGGTCATTTGATGTAAGACCACTGGTGGTAAAATTATTTCCATTACCTGAACTATCTGTGCCTAAAGCACTTGCATCAGCACCTTTAATATAAAATCCATTTGTACCATAACTACCACTATATTCTTTAGGTACCCAGATTCCGTTATCATTGGTTTCGCCAAAGTAACTAGGGTCATATGCATAACCATTAACTACATGAATTTCAGCTAAGTAACCATCAAAATGTCTGACAGTTTCGGAAGTATTTTTTACAGCACCTATAGAAGGTGTATTAGAAGTATTATTAAACATTTCAGTAGCAGTACTTGCACTTGGAAACGTTGATGAACTAAAATTAGTTTGTCTAACACCATTTACATAAAGTCTTAATCTTTCACTTGAAATAGCATTTGTTGTATCAAAAATAGCAACTATATGATACCAAGCAGACACATCTCTGAAAACTGCAGTTGTATTAATTTTCATATTAATACTATCTCCAGTCACATTAACCAAACTTAATGCATCTTCAGCTGTTCCTAAAGCTCCAGCTGTTGTTCCACCAAATTTTAACTCCATAAAATTACTTGCAGTTCTTCCAGATTGAAATAATGCTTGACCATATGCATCTGAACCACTTCCAGAATCTGAATTACCAAGGTTACTTCTTTTAACCCACATTGAAATAGTATTAGTTGTAGAAGAAGAAGTTGAACTTATAGACTTATATAAAACTGGATTATCATCATCATTAAACCTAATTGACTGGTCTATAGAATATCCACCACTTCCTTGAGAAGCTGCTCCCATTAATAAATTATTTTGAAATATTGCCATTAAGCCTTCCTACTTTTAGTTTTCTTTTTTTGTTGCTCAATAAATTTTCTATAAATCATTGCTGCTTTATCTTTACCTGCAACTTTTGCTCTTTGTTCCATTGCAATTGCTGCTTGTGTTTTATGGTTATGTTTACGAGTAGAATTTTTTATCTTTCGTATTGACCTTCTTGCATCTGCTTCAGTTGCAAACTTTAAACCATGTATTGTACCCTTTGGGTCTTCATCAGTATATAAGTCTGAATGTTTTTTACTTTTAGCACGTTGACCTTTTTTTCTAGGTATTCTTTTAACCACTAAGATGTACTTACATTTAAAGTTGCTATTGCATGTACGTTTGCAGAAGCAAAAACTATATAATCAATCCTATCTGTTTGCCCTGCAGTTGTTGTTAATGTTGGAGCAGTTGCTCCTGGAAATTTATAATTAGCTGCAAAAGATAATGTTCTACTTCCTGTGCCATCTTGTATTACAAAGATACTTCCTGTCTGTCCTGCTACACAATTTGTTGGATTAGATAATGTTCTATTACCACCTAACTGAACTGCAAAATTTTGACCTGCATTTAAATCTACTGCTATATTTGTACCATCAGTTAAACTTACAATGTCAGCAACTGCTGCTGTACCTATATGTAATTGTTTACCTAATAATGTATCAACACCAATTGCTACTGCACTTGTATATACATCAGTAGCAGATAAGATACCTGTTAATGTACCACCTGATAATGGTAACCTTGCAGCTACATCAACTTTATTTACTGAGGTTAATGCTGATACTGCAGCAATTACTGTATTACTATTTGCAATAGACGTAGCCATTGTTGCAGATACTGCCTGTAATTCTGCATCTGTAGCAAACCCTGTACCATCACCTATTACTGAATTAATTGAAGTTATCTTTGCAAGATTAACTCCAGTCAGAACTGACACTGCAGCTATGACTGTGTTGCTATTTGCTATAGATGTAGCCATTGTAGCAGACACTGCTTGTAGTTCAGCATCTGTTGCAAATCCAGAACCATCCCCTATTACTGAATTTATAGATGTAATCTTAGCTAAATTAACTGATGTTAAAACTGAGACTGCTGCAATAACTGTATTACTATTACCTATAGACGTGGCTAAAGCTGCTGACGTTGCTGCTAAAACTGTATTTGTATTACCTATTGAAGTTGCAAGTGCTCCTGAAACTGTTGCTATCTTACTATTAACAGAAGTAATAGCTGCTACATTAGTTGCAACCCCTGCTTTATTTACTGACGTTAGTGCTGATACTGCTGCTACAACTGAGTTTACTGAAGTTATCGCAGCTACATTAGTAGCAATGTCAGCTTTATTTACTGAAGTTAAAGCTGATACTGCAGCAATTTGTGCACCTGTTGGTACTGCTGTTCCAGCTACAAAAACATTTGTAGATGCATAAACATTTGCAGCAGATACATTGCCTGAGAATGTTGCTGCTGTACCACTAACAGGTATTGAAAATCTTGCAAGACCTTCAGGAACTACTAATCCTGTTGAAACTGAAACTGTACCAAATGATTGATTAGGATTTATAAGAACTGTACCACTTACAGGTATAGAGGTTGAAGTTGAACCATTAACTGTAATACCTATTCCAGTACCTGCAGTTATACGTTTAACAGTTCCACCTTCTGCTGAAGGTACATTAGTTAATTGAGAACCATCTCCTGCAAACCCTGCTGCTGAAACTACTCCTGTAAATGTACCTGTTGTTCCCTCAAGAACTGAACAGGCAACTGTTGTGGCTGCAAAGGTTGCAATACTTCCTGTTTGTAGTGTAGCATCACCACCTGCAATTGAAACTGAAGTTGCTTTCATTACTGAAGTATTAACAGATACTGCAGTAAATGTACCTACACTTACTGCTGATACATCTATACTTCCTGTTACTTCTAATGTTGAACATGAAACTGTTGTAGCTCCTACAGACTGAGTAGCAACTGCACTTGTTAATGCAATACCAGTATTACTAGCAACACCATTTGCATTTGTAATTGTAATATTAGGACCTGCAGAAAATGTTCTATTATAAATGTTTGTACCTGATACAACAATATATCCTACACCACCTGAAATATCTGAGATAGCATTTATAGAAGATACTGTTGCTGTAAGGTTTACACCACCTATTGCAAAAGTTCCATTAACATTTAAAGTTGAGTTTGAAAGTTGAAGAGGAGTATTAGAATTATCTCCAGATTGAATTGTTTGTAAGTCTGTTGTAATACCTGAGTTTGCAGATACATTAACCTGCATTAATCTTTTATAGGTATTTGATATTTGTGTTCCAGTTAAATCAGGCATTGTTATTATTCACCATATTCCAAAATTTTGTTGTAGCTTCCCATTTAGTATTTTGATTTTCCCAATCAGTCATAGCTTCAGAAGGAGAAGGTCTAGGGTCTCTTATTGTAGGGTCATCTCTTACATCAGGTGCTCTATTCTGTGGATGATTCTTTTCATCATAAGCTCCATCATAATCAGTAGGACAAACTATAAGTCCATAACTGTTTCTTTTCATTACACTATGAGGATATACAAATCCACATATATCACAAACTGCTAAAGACTTTTTACCTACTGCCATTATATACTACTCATACGTGGAGTAATATATAAAGATGCCCTTTCTTTATCTTCAGTCATAGCAAAAGCTAATCGTTCTTCATATTCTTTTTTTAAAAATGTTGCTCTTGCTTCAGTTATCCCTGGTCTTTTTAATGACATATAATAAGCAAGTCCAGTTGTAAGTGAAGGTAAAAATCTTCTAGGCATATCTGCATTTTGTACTGCTGACTTTGTTACGTCTTGCATGTAATCAATCTTTTCAATTTTTAATTTACTTGTATTATTATCTGATAATGCCCACATATATAATTCAACATTATCTGCAAATCTTTTAATTGCATATTGTGAAGGTCTACCTGTCTGTCCTTTATTAGGAAGAATTAAGTATTGTTCATAAGATATACGAGTTAAATTTAAATCTGTATTGTCTCTATTAATTACAACTTGCATAACATCACTAATATTATTACCCAAATTAATAGCAGTTGTACTTGCAGCAATACTTACAATTGTAGTATTAGTAGTCCAAAGACATACACCTCTATTTTGCCAATCATTTAAAATTAAATTAATAGAACGTCTAGCACTTCTAGGTTCTTCACCTAAAGTAATCTCACCACCAATCATCTCAGTAGCTTCCTGTATAACATCACCTATCTCTAAGTTAAAGTTATAAGTACCTGACGTTGAATTTGTTGTCATTTATTTAACCTCTTATTACTTTACCACCACCACGTAGTGCTTTACCCATACCTCTACCACCTTTATTACCACCTGTAGTTCTAGGTCCTTCTATAAATATATCTCTAGGGTCAATTGGTTGCTTTCTTTTTTTTGGTCTTTGGTCAACTTTTAATTTTTTAGTTTCTTTAAATCCTCTACGTTTTTTAATCTGACTCTTTTTTTTATAATCAAGTGGACCACCAGTTTTTTTGTTAAGAGATTTATTAATTTTTTCTAATTCTTCAGGACTAAAATCTGCCATACCTCTAACACCTGGTGGAAGTTTTTTCTTTATTTTATTTAAAGTATTTTTCATTTTTGAAGTTTCTTTTTGTAAACTTTTAATTGAACCAAAATCTTTTTTTAATCCTCTTTCCTCTAATTTCTCAGCTTCAGTTAGATTTTTTTTTCTATTTAATTCCATTAATCTTTTTTTAGTTCTTTCTTTTTTAACAAATTGTTTAGTTAATTTTTTAGTAGAATCTGTAGATGAAGCTGCTTTTTTACTAGGTAGTCCAGTAAATCTTGGTAAACCTTTTGTATTACTACTTTGAGATGTAAAATCTTTAGGACCTAAAGTATTTTTCAAAGCATCAGCTTCTCTACTTCCAGATTTAATACCTGGAATTGAACCTGGTTTTAATTTTTTTAATTCAGCTATAACTGCAGGGTCCTTTTTTGCAGTTACAATTGATTCTTTTTCAAGTTTATCTTTTTTCTTTTTAAGTTTATTAACTTTTTTTGAAGCAGCTTTAAACATTGCTTCTGTAACTTTACCTACACCTTTTATAATCATATATTTCTCCTGTATTAATTAATAGGTTTTCTAGCATTACGATAACCACGAGTGCTACGAAGTGTACCCCCTACTTTTCTTTTTACAATATTCATACCATCACCTGCTTCATCTTGAAGTTTTAAAAGTTGTTTATTAATTCCTTCTGAAGTAAAATCTTTTGCAGTAGGTTGTTGTCTAGGAGTTACTCTATTAAGCATATTTACTTCTCTCTTCCTACCTCTCATTCTATCTGTTAAATCAAATAAAGGTTTTCTTGGTCTATCTTTATTTGCTTGTATTTTTTTTAACTTAGCTGGAGGAGTCACATCTTTTTTATAAACTTTTTTTAAAACATCTCTAATTTCTTTTTTAGTTTTACCTGCAAAGTCTTTTAATTTTCCCATAGATTTTATAACATCATCTTTTTCTATTTTAGATAATTTATTAAATCCTATTGTAACATATTTTTTAGCTGCTTTTATTGCTTTAACTTTAGACATTATTTACTCCTTTTGTTTAGGGTACCACCCATATATTTTTTAATAGCTTTTTCATTTTCTTTTTCTTTACGTTTTATTTCTTTTAATTCTTTATTAGTAAATAAAGTTGCTGTACCTGCTTCTTTAGGCATTATAGCTTCAAAAGCAACTGCTCCAGGACTAAGTAAACCTTTACCTATAGTTTTAAAAAATTTTTTAAGTTTACTTTTTTTCTTTACACTAGGTTTATTTATCTGTTGAGATATATCACTTCTCATTATTGCCATTAGTTACTCCTGTCTATAATTGTATCATCTCCACCTGCTGGACTTGATGGAGCAGTCATATCATCTCTTCTAAATCTTCTGGCTCTATTTCTTAAAATATTAATAGAAGATTGATACCTTTGTTCAAAGAGAGGAACTATCTCAAAGTTCTTCATAAAGATATAACTCTCAACTAAACATGCATTAAACAAACCATCATAACAAAAGTTTGTAAAATAATTAGAAGGTGCAGTAGAACTTAAAGTAGTAGGTCTACTAACATGCACTATCTCACCATTACTTGTTGATGCAGGTGTAGGTGCAATCATTATATTAGTATTATCTTTATGAGCATAATACTTTGGATTTCCTGTTGAAGCTGATACTGTCCAATAATCTCTTAAGTATTCATCAGTCTTCACTAATATATTTGTTCTCTCGCCATCTGTAATGACATTAAAATTCTTTACAATTCTTGTACCTGTTGGTAAGGTAACTATATTGTTTCCTGCAGAAACTGCTACTGATGTATATGATACTAAACCATAATCATCTAAGTCATCAACCATTCTTTCTTCAGCACGATTAACAATATTAGGTAAATGGTTTATAAACTCACTTGCATCATTCTCAGTTGTGTTTAAAATTTCTGTAATTAAAGTTGTATAATCTGCCATCTAACATTTCCATCTACGTCTAGCTGCACAAATTCTTTTCTTTGGAGTTTTCTTGCAACTAATGTTATGCATCTTGGCTTGTCCTGCTGAACGTGCACAAAATGATTTTCTTCTCTTTGCTCTTTTCCCTGTAGGTTTTGATTCTGTAACTGCAGTCTTTAACTTAGAACCTGGATTAGCTTTACGATAAGCAGCTACTCCTTTCTTAGTCATACCTGCACCTTTGTTAGTAGGTAAAAAATTACCTGACTTAACACTCGTTTTAATTCCCATGCCTTTAGATTTTTTTCTCTTTCTAGGCATTTATTTATCCAAAATAAATTGTAGCAAAGACACTTGGAGTTGCACTTACAACAACACCTGTATCACATCTAACACCTTCATCTGCTAGATAAGTATCTAATGAACCACCTGCTGCTATGTTTATTTTAATCCTTGAATCAGTAACTCCTGTTGACAAACCATTTTTTATTTCAAATGTACCTAGTGTATCTTTTGAATTTAAAACATTAAAACCTCTAATTCTTGTAGGAAAATCAGCTCCAACTGCTGTTGAATCACCTGCTGAAGTTGTGATATGTCTTATTGTAGTTAAATTGGTCATTTATAATTCCTATATAAATATAAAGGGTCTCATAAGAGACCCTATTATATATGTTATTTATTTATTAACTAGCTGCTTGAGAGCCATAAAACCCTCTCCAGTCAGACACACCAAAAGAATATCTTTCTCTTGATTTAAATCTAACATTGCCAGTATCAAAGTCAGGCTCCATCTTAGTTTGTAATGGAACTCTAACAAACATCTTAGTACCATTAGGAACATCAGTTTTAATGAAATAGTCATTTACACTTGTAAATCTTCTATTTACAAAATAACCATCTGGAACTACTCCCATGTTTCTAACTGCATTGATGTCGTTATTAGCTGTTGCAGTTCTGCCTGGTGATGCTAATATTCTATCAGCAGTAAATTTCAGGTCAGTAGGTATGTGCAATGACATAGCTTGTGCACCAATTAAAATATTTCTATCATCTTTGGTTTTGTCAATTGCAATCAAAGCAGCTTCTAATGCAGCTTCTGATAAATCAGCAGCAGCTAATAAGTTACTTTGTGTTCCACCCTCTACAACTGGGTGTGAGTTTGCAAAAAATGCTTGTCCATCACCAATAGCTGTATCACCTGCAGTAAAACCATTAACAAAAATATTAGCAGCTTTTACTTGCTTAGTGTTTGCCATTGCTCTTGCTAGTGCTCTTGCACGAACTTTTGCGAAAGTATCATAAAGATTATCTTCCATAGCTTCTTCAGTTACTGAGAAAGCTAATGCAACTGTTTCGTGGTTGTATCTAGCAGTGAAAGATTCTTGTGCTGTATCAAATGAAACAGCAGCACCTTCAGCTTTGACTGGTGCACTTGCGAATCCTGTGAACAATACTTCTTCTTCAAAACTTCTATCTGAATTTTCAACTTCAAATAAAGGTTTATGTTCTTCATTAACATCTCCATATTCAAGTCCAAACACAGCATTTAGACCTGGGAGAAGTTCTTTAGCAATACTTGCTCTATTAATAGCCATAATTTATTTCTCCTATATTATGCTGTTGCAAATCGTTTGGTCCAGTGTTGAACAATTTCAACTTCAACTTTAGGAAATGCACCATCTGCACCTGATAATGAATTACCTGGTTCATTAATAACATTAAGAGGTCTTAATGCTTTACTTGCTGTTGCTCTTCCTGCAGCCTTAATACCAAAGCCTGAGATACCAGTTATAGTATTTCCTGCTCCTAATGTTACTGGAAAGTTTTGCGAGTTAATATCACCAATTGTTACTGATGCATCTGCTTGTACCATAAAAGTAGCTGCAGGGTCATCAACAACAAATGCTTTAGGATTTCCTACTGCACTTGAGGTATTGGCAGCATAAAAAGAACTAAAGGTTGGTTGTTTAGTTGTTGGGTCAATGTAGGAACAACCTTGAAAAACACCTATGATATAATCAGTAGTTGTTGCAATTGGTTGAATAAAACCATTATTCATAGTTACCACATCACCTTTAAATATATTAACAGTTAAAGTGTTTGCAATATTATACTCAGATGAACCTGTAGTATTATATCCTGAACCTAACTGTCTTAAAGGCTGTAACCCAAAGAGTCCTTTTGTTGTAGACATATATATTCTCCTTGTTATACATTATTAATTATCTTTGGAAGCGAGGCTCCCTTCCTCTTGTTGTAGAGGATTTGCTAGAATTAGTTATAGGCATCTTAGAATCAGAAGCTGCTTGAAGATTTTTCTCTACAGCCTGTTCCTGTGCTTTATGCTTATTCCTATAATATTCAGTCATAGCTTCAACTTTACCTTTTGGCATTTTTGCCAATGCTACGTCACCATTAGAAACTACACCTTTATAACGACCATCTTCTTTTGTAAAAGAAGAGTTAGATAATTCAGGTACTTCTTCAGGGGAAACGAAAGTCCACCCTACTCTTTGTTGTTTACCAACATTTTTATAATCGTCTTCTCCATCTAAAGATATTCTAATCCATCTTAATGCCATACCTTGACTATGAAATCTTTCAACTACATTTTCAGGTATGTCTAATGCACTTTGTTCTTCAAATGAATACGTTTCATTTTTTGAAGTTGCTTCTCTAGTTTCTTCAGTACGTGTTGCTTTTAATTTAGTTAATGCCATGTTATGAACTCCTTCGCATTGTTGATATTGTGGTATATTCTTCTTTGGTTTGTTCAACCTTTGCCTTTTCTTTGGCATACCTATCAAGTGGTATATTCCATTTATTAGCTAACCTAACATCTTCTTGGGTTAACTTAATTTTTTTAGAAGCAGGAGTGCGAGATGTTCCTGCAACCACTTGAGAAGGACTTGACGTAGCCTTCTGACGAACTTGTGACTCATCATTAAACTTTGTTGGAAATGTAGTTCTTATTCTTAAATCTACTTCTTTATAAAAGTCATCATCTGATGGGTCAAAACCTTCTTCTTTTAACTGAGTGTCTACAGCTAAAGCTGCTGCAGTCATTACTCTGTCTTTCCCAAACCATTCGTTAGCCTCTGCCCACTCAACTGCCTTAGGGTCATATTGTTGTTGAGGTTGTTGAGGTGTCTGTTGTAAGGGTTGTTGTTTAATTCTATTTTGGTAACTCTCGTAATCTTTCTCAAAACTTACCTTATTATTTTTAACTGTGTTTAAATTTATCTGAGCTTCATTTAATGCTTCTTGTGCTTTTAATAATTGATTCTTATCATCTTTTTCAAAAGCATCTAAATAATTTTGTTTAGCTAAACCTAATTGATTTTCTAAACTTTTTTCTTGAGACTCAATACTTGTTTTAGTTAAATCAAACTGAGAGTCATGAGTTGTTTTTAATCTTTCTTCTAACTCTTTTTGTTTAGTTAAAAGTTTTTGAACCTCTTCTTCTCGTTCTTTCTTTTGACGAACTAATTGTCTGATTCTTTTTTCAGCACGTTTACCTTCAATGCCTTCAGTTGCTTTTTCTTCTTCAGACTTTTGTTCAACTGGTTGAGTTTCTTCTTTAGCTTCTACTTCTACTTTTTCTTCAACTGGCTTTTCTTGTTCAACTTCAACTTCTTGTTTAACAACTTCTGCCATTTCTTTAGCTTTAGAATCTACTGAAGGTTTTTCAACCTCAAAATCTACTTTATCTTCTGTATCTTCTTTTTTTGAAGTATCTATTTTACTCCATGTTTCTTCTTCTTTAGACATATTATCTCCATTTGTTACGAACCAAACGATTACGTAAAGTTATAAAGTATTTATAATACTATACAACCCTATGAGATACAAGAGTTATTTTTTATTTAACATCTTTTCTAATTTCTTAGCTTGTGCTGCATGTGCTTTTGAAGCTTTCTTTAATGCAGCTACTACACTCTTAACTGTTCTTTCATTCATTTTTTATCCTTATTATATAAATTATCAAATGTTTTATTTACATCCATATAATCATCATGACATTCAGCAGTATGTTTATATTGTGAAGGTATAAAATCTGGAGCACCTTCACCTGCTGACCACATTGCAGGACTTGTAACTCTAACTCTATTATTAGGTAAAGCTACCATTGCACCTTTATATGGTCCTGAAGTTAAATGTAATACATGAGATTGTTTATGTTGTGCAGGGTCATCTGCCACTGCATTCCCTGTAAAGTCTACAGTAAAATAATATTTACCAGTATAAAATTCTCCATTTACTTTACATAACCAAGGACTTGAACTAACTCTATCCATAACAATCACACTATGATTATGACTTGGACAATCCCAAGGTTGAGCATAGTGTGTTTCTATAGGAGGTGTCCATTCATCTAAAGGTATATCACCTATTAAACCTGTTATTGGCATTCGTGCCCACATAGCACCACCATGTAAATTTTTTTCTTTAGCTTCACAACCTGTAAATACAACTTGGAAACTTAAACATCTATCAGGCATACAATTAACTGCAATTGCTAGTCCATGTAAATATTCCCCATGATATTTTTGATGACTATGAGTAAACTCCTTCCTTACCCAACACCTAAAAAAAGGTATGTTGGATATTAGTTCACTCATCTAGGACCTGAAATAATTCCACCTGCATTCATCATCTTAACTTTTTTACCACCAGCATATCCCATTTTAACTTTCTTGCCACCAGCATAACCCATTTTAGATTTCTTCATTATAACATTCCTTTCAAGTACATTACTTCTAAAGTTATTAAACCAAAACCAATAATTGCTAACACAACACCTATAATAATATTATGTCGTAACTTTTGTTTTCGTAGTTGTTCTTTAACTGCAGCAGCTTGACGTGCTCTTTCAGCAGCAATCTCACTTTGCAATCTATCCCATTGACCTGGAGAACCATAAAGAACAAACAGTTCTCTCATTTCATCACGAAGTCTTTTAGCTTCTTCGTTTCTAAAATGAGCATCAATAGCATTCTGCTCAACACCAGTTAATTTTCCAAACATTCCTGGCTTATGATTAGCAACTACTTGTAGACTAGCTTCAGCTTTTGCCCACTTAGAAACTGCACCACCCATTGAAGTTAAATCTTTACCAACTTTTATAGCAGTAGAAATACTACTACTGGCAGCTTTTAAGGCTGCAAAGGCTGTAAATGGGTCTATCATTATGTTTTCCTTCTTGTTTTTTGTTTCCTTCCACTTGCACTAATAGGGTACTTTATGGAAGTTGGTTTAGGTCCAGCATTACTTTTATTTCTTTTTCTTTTAACTGCAGATGACTTTTGTGAAGCAGTCATTTTATTTGCAACTGCCTTAGGTCTACAGACTGGATATTTTCTTTTTGAAGACTTAGCAGATTTTCTGCCACATGGTTTACCTGTAGATATATCTACCCAATCTTCTTTAAACCATTTTTTAAGTCCACCACCTTTTTTCTTTTTCATTCTTAACTCCTAGAATATTTAACACTCAATTT